TATCCAGGCGTTAAACGCTTACCATCAGGAGGAATTGAGTATCGTGGTAAAAAATTTGCTGGCTTTAATAAGCCTAGAAAATCTGACCGATCAGGTAAAAAGGGTATGGTCTTGGCTAAAGAAGGTGACAAGGTTAAACTTATACATTATGGTGATTCGTCTATGGGTCACAACTACTCCGATACTGCTCGCCGTTCATTTAAAAGTCGCCATGCAAAAAACATTGCAAAGGGTAAAATGTCTGCTGCATATTGGGCTGACAAAGCTTTGTGGACTAAAGGTGGTTCTAAAAAATCTCCTCCAAAAAGTCAGAAACATAAAAAATATGGTAAAGCGTAAGGGAGATTAAAATGCAGTCACCAGATGATATGATGCTTAAAACATCAAATAAAAAAGTTCCTGTTCCTAAATCTATTTCACAATCTTTTTACGAAAAGTATTCACCTATTATAGCTAAAGCTTCTAAAGAATTAGGAAGTAAAAAGTTAGGTGGATATGCTGGATTACTAAGAGCTAGACGAGATGATCCAAAGCTTTATAATCGTATTATAGAAATTACAGATAAAGAAATAGCGATGGAAAAAAAAGAACAGGAAGAGCGTAATGCAAAAAAATCTGCCCGAATGAATTTAGAAGGTCGGCCTAAAACAACTGTAACTAAAAAGTATGGCGGTAAAATTGCAAAACGTAAAACAACCAAAAGTGTTTCTGGACATAACAGGCTCTATTAAAAATGGCTATAGGGCGTGGAAAAATTGGTCAACAGATTATGAAGCCAGGATCGACAAAAAAATTGAAGAAGATTTCTGGACGAATGAGTGGCAGAAAGAATACAGCCCGATCAAAGCAGAGAAAGAATAGGTTATATTAAATGGCTACTTCAGGTACTTTTAATTTTAGCATGGACATTGACGAGGTAATTCAAGAAGCTTTGGAAATGATTGGCGGTGAGCAAACACTAGGTCATGAACCTAAGTCTGCTAGGCGTTCTATTAACTTGCTTCTTCAGGATTGGCAGAACCGTGGTGTCATGCTTTGGACTGCTAATACTTCTGTAGTTACTCTTGCAACAAGTGTAACCACCCTTAGTCTTGCATCAGCTACTATTGATGTACTTGAAGCCGTAGTTAACCGTAGTGGTACAGATACTCAACTAGAACGTATTTCAATGCAAGAGTATTTAAAGATACCTAATAAAGGTCAGGTAGGCAGACCCACACAATATGCAGTACGTCATACTCGTACTAATCCTGTTATTAATCTTTGGCCTATTCCAGAAAATTCTACAGACGAAGTTAAACTTGAACTTGTACGTTATATGGAAGATGTAGATAAATCAGCTACACAAAATGCTGACATATCTCGTAGGTTCTTACCTTGTTTAACTGCAGGTCTTGCATACTTCATGGGAATGAAACGGCCTGGAGTTGATGGTGGTCGTATTCAAATGGTAAAGCAAGAGTATGAAGAAAGACTTGCACGTGCTATGGAAGAAGATAGAGAACGTGTAAGTATTTTTATTAAACCAAGGGTTATGGTATAATGCCTTCTAGAAAGAATGTTTATGGTTTATGTGATGTATGTGGGTTTAGGTATAAATTAAATCAGCTAAAGAAAAACAGCTATGGTTTAATGGTTTGTAATAATGATTATGATGCTGGTTATGATTTAAAAAACCATCCTCAGAATAAATCACCTCGTATTGATGAAAGATATATGATTAAAGATATTCGTCCTGATCCTAATATAGACCGTAATGGTACTTGGGTTGCACAAACCACAGCATTTAATTCAACACTTCAATTTTGGAACTTGATATAATGGCAGATTTAACAGGTAAATTAATAGCAAATAGTTATAGAAATCTTTTACAAGCACCAGGGCCTAATGATGACGGTCTTGCAAGTGGACAATCTATTACTATTCAAGATGGTTCTGGTAATGGTTCAGGGCTTGCTTTATCTCAGGCAGGTGTTGCACTAACTGGTACTATTAACATTCAAGGTAGCCAGTTTACAGGAACAGGTTCGCAGTTAAATACTGCCGTTGCAAATGCAGGTACTTTTGTTGTGGGTATGGTTGCTCAGAATGGCGCACAATCATTTGGTCGTACTCTTACAGCTTCAACTGGTGTAAGTATTTCTAACGCAACAGGAACAACTGGTAATCCTACATTTTCATTAGCTGATAGCGGTGTAACATCTGCAACATATGGACCAGCTACTATGTTAAATATTGATTCAACTGGTCGTGTTATTTCAACTGAAACTACTGCAGTTATATCTGCAACAACTTTTGAAGGTTCTAATGTTAATGCACAGTTTGGTAACTTTACTACTGATGTATCTGTGGGTGGTCAACTAACAGTTACTGGTTCCTTTAGCCCAACAAATATTTCTACAAGCATTGTAAGCGCAACTAATATTGCTGCAAGTGTAGCCACTATTAATAATCTTACTGTAAGTGGCAATGTAACAGCCACTGCTTATTATGGAGATGGTTCTAATCTTACAAATATTGTTGCAGCATCAGCAACCAATGCAAGCTATGCAGCGTCTGCAGGTGAAGCAGCCGTAGCTGTCAGCGCACATCATGCAACAAGTGCTAATACTGCTCAGTTTGCTTCTTCAGCTACAAATGCTACTAATGCAGTATCTGCTGTTTTTGCAACAAGCGCAACTAATGCTACGAATGCTGTATCTGCAGTATTTGCTTCTTCAGCTACAAATGCTACAACTGCCATTACTGTAAACTATGGTGGTGTAGTACAGACAAGTACAGCTAATATTGGTGACGTATCTGCTTCAAGTCTTTTTGTTTATGGTAATGTATCTGTTAATGGTACATTAGATGTAGGTGGTCAAGTATCTGTTGGTGGTGGTATTAAAGTTATTGGAGATGTATCTGCAGGTAATATTCGTGCAGGTGGTATTATTTATGGAAATGGTGCAGGTCTATTTAATGTTCCTTCACAACAAGGTGGTACTGTAAACTTTATTAAAGGTGGTACTGGTCTTCATGTAACTCTCAATGGTACAACTACAACTAATCCCATTACTGCTAGTGGTACTCTTGCCCTTAATGCTAACCAGTCATTTGGAATTGTAAGTGCAACTAATCTTGCTATTTCAGCAAGCGCAACTTTTGAAGACAATGCTGCTCTTCATTTTGGTACAGATAAAGATTTAACTATCCAACATAATGGTTCTAATTCTTTAATTACTGAAAGTGGAACTGGAAGTCTTTTTGTACAAAGCAATGAAATACGTTTAACAAATACTGGTTCGTTTTCTATGCTTACTCTTGCAGATGGACAAGATGCAGACTTTCCTTACGGTGTTCAGGTAAGCGGCACAGTTAGTGCTACATCTTTTGTTGGTCCTACAATTACTTCTATTAATAGTGTAATTGCTGGTGTATCATCAACAATGGCAACAAGTATTGATAACAGCAATACAAACATAACTACAAATACAAATGCTATCACTTCTATTAATTCTATATTGGGTGATGGCACTGGATTTGCTACTGATGCTGAATTAGCTGCTGTATCAGCCACATTAGCAACAAGTATTGGTAATACTAATACTAATGTAACAACAAATATTAATGCCATTACATCTATTAATTCTATACTAGGTGATGGTACTGGATTTGCTACTGATGCTGAACTAGCTGCTGTATCAGCCGCATTAGCTACATCAATAAACAACAGCAACACAAACATAACTACAAATGCAAATGCCATTACATCTATTAATAGTGTAATAGGCGATGGTAGTGGTTTTGCTACTGATGCTGAGTTAGCTGCCTTGTCTGCAACAATGGCAACTTCAATTGGCAACAGTAATACATTAATTGCAGCAACATCAGCCGCACTTGCTACTTCAATTGGTAATACTAATACTAATGTAACAACTAACATTAATGCCATTACATCTATTAATTCTATATTGGGTGACGGTAGTGGTTTTGCTACTGATGCTGAACTAGCTGCAGTATCTGCGGCATTAGCAAC